CAGGAAGTGATTATGTCACTCCTGCGTGCACCTATGATGCAGCAATCTGGATTTACTTTAGATTTGATGTATGTTGAATAAGGCGATGACCTTTTGGTTGAAGGTGATTTCATGCCAATCGGTCATGTGAAAGGTGGTTTATATCCACCCTATATTGGAGCTAGTAAAACTACTCTTTCAGTTAGCCCTATTCAGGATATGGTGACTAAACATACTACTATGCCTGCAATTTTGACAACAGTTGATTGTGGTGATGGTACATATTTAGACCCGTTGCGAATAGGTTTAGCGAAAGCTGGCTTGAAGCCAGTTTATATACCTCAGTTATTGCGAGATGTTTCAATTAATGAATTCTTTTCCGAGATTTCTAGATTCCCAGTGAATGAACGACGTGTTTTAACTAATGCCGAGGCCATACAGGGAATTGAAGGCTTGGAGGGTTTCGAACCCATTAATAGAAGTACTAGTATGGGGTATCCGTTGGCACAGACAACTAAAGGGAGTTCAAAGAAATTCACTTTTCTTGGGAAAGGTGAAGATTGGATTCTTGATGATGTGTGTGTGATGGAAGAAATTTTAGATTTTGAAGAAATGGCACAGGATAAAGTAATTTACCCTGTTCTATTTCCAGATAGTTTGAAAGATGAGAAGAGGTCTATAGAAAAGGTGCTCAAAGGTAAAACTAGAGTGTTTTCTGCTGGGCCTATGATTTTTACTATTGTGTTTAGAAAATATTTTATGTGTTTTACAGCATGGATCCAAAAATATAGGATTGATAATGAAATAGCTGTTGGGATCAATCCAATGTCCAATGAATGGAGAATGCTTGCAACACACTTGAACTCTCGAGGTGATAGTGTGTTTGCTGGAGATTTCTCCAATTATGATGGTACGTTGAATCCCGATGTTGTTTGTGATATTTTTGATAAGATAAATGAGTGGTATGGAGATGATGAATATAGTCAGAATGTGCGTCGTGCTTTGGCGCGTTGCATTTTCCAGTCTATTCATATTTCTGGCTCAGTAGTCTATCAATGGACTCATGGGCAACCTTCAGGGTGCCCAATCACTAGCATTCTGAACTCTATATATAATTCTTGTATGGCACGAATTTGTTATTATTCTCTTGGTAAGCAAATTGATGAAGCTTTAGGAGAAATCCCAAAGTTCTCAGAAACTGTGGCCATGATTAGTTATGGTGATGATAATGTGTTTAATTTTCAAGAATGGTTCTATGATAATAATTTATTGAAAGACTTTTGTGATTGCTATTCTAGGTATGGTATGACTTACACTGATTGCCAGAAAACTGGTAAACCAGTGCAA